GTCTCGGCACGGAAGTGGCTGTAGTAGTTGGGGCAGTTGCTGGGATTAACTAGTTTAGCTAATCCATACGCGTCCAATGGGCTTTGTGCTGCTGGCGTACCAGTAAGCATCCACAGCCGGGGCTTAGTTTCTTTAACGATCTCGTTCAGTACCTTCCAGCGGTTGGTTTGCACATTCTTGTATGCGTTTGCTTCGTCCACTACGATCAGGTCGAACTCACCGTTTATGATATCATCCTTGATGATAGCCAGCCCATCAAAGTTAACGATGACGAACTCTGCACCAGAGGCTACAACCTTCTTACGGGTCTTAGCGTCACCGTGTGCCACGCCACATGAAAGGTGCATAGCAAACTTAAACAAGTCCTGCTGCCATGCTGACTTCATGATCGACAACGGGCAAAGAACTAGGACGCGCTTGATCTCATTGCGCTTTATCAGGTAGTCTGCTGCCCATATGACGCTGGCTGTCTTACCTGTACCCTGCTCGTTGAAGCAGAAGGCGCGGTCGTAAAGCGTCAAGAAAGACGATGTTGTTTTCTGGTGCTCAAACGGAGTGAGCTTACCAGTCCATGTGTAATCCCGTAGGATCGGTGAGGGTATGTCCTTGTGCTCAAGCACAGCAAGGGTTTGGGCTTCCTCTAGCCCCCATCTAACTAGCACTTTGTATTTGCTCCCGTTGGTTGAAACTACCGCGCTCTTTTTTATGCTGTCGGTAATCAGGTTGGGTTCCGTTGTCTCTACGAGCAACGCTTTGTTTTCAACTATCTCCACGCTTCTTGCGCTCCCGCTTGCTAACCTCGGATACAAGGTTGCGTTTGCTGTCCCTAGCGAAAGAACGGTTAGATGATGCACTCTCTACGCGCACACCTGTTTTGTTTGATCCGCCTTTGTCGAAGGCTACCTTATGGGCAACGTCCTTGCCATCACCCTTCTTAACCTTACCGGCCTTCATCATCTTGGCACGAGCGGCGTTACGCGCTGCGCGGTTCTTTTTCTGCTCCGGCTGCGCTCCGTAGGCTGCGGAAGCCCCTGTATACTTGCGATCCTTGGGGTCTTTGTAAGGCATTACCGTCTCCTCTTAGGTCTCCAATGTGCGCATTCTACCACAGGACACCAGCCGCATAAAGGGCCAGACTTCGGGTTAAACACGCCGTTCTCAAGCGCATCGTTAAGGTTCTCAAGCTGCGTATCAAACACGGAAAGATACTGATTGAGCTTTTCCCTTACGTGTACTTTCTTAGGGAACTCATTTGATACGACGTATAGCAGACCGGATTTAATCTCTTGCACCTGCGGATAGTGTACGAAGATAGCACCAGCCATTAGGTCAAGCTGCTTCATGTCGGCATACTTAGCGTTCTTGCCTGTCTTGTAGTCGAGCAGATGTGCACGTTCACCATCTATAATCAGCAAGTCAATGATGCCGCGATACCATACATCCTTAGCAAAGAAGGTGGTAGGCTCGTAGCCAGTAGCCGTCTTCCTGACACCTACCTTCATCTCGGTACGCTTCTCACCGGAGAAATCGGCAAGCCGTTCCACAATAGGTCGCATATAAGCAAACTTATCGGGGACAGGCTTGCCGTCTCGGATGAACTCTTCGGCAGCTAAATGTACAGCGGTCCCGTAATCGGCAGCTTCTCCCGGCTCATCCTTGATGTCCTTCACAACCTTGAGGTGAAAGTACTTCTTCGGGCATTGCTCGAAAGTCTTGATGCTGCTGTAGGACCATGCTGTCATGTTATCTGGCTTTTCCTTGGAGACGATCAGCCACTAACGTAGCATACCCCGCTATATCAATCCAGCTATCTGTGTGATTTGGATTGCCATTTAGTATACGCCCTATCTTGGTAAAGATCATATCCAATGCTTCGGCTTGGTCGGCATCAAAGGTCTTGTTGTGATGCCCAGCAAAGTTGTGAGCCACCGCTTTAAGGCGCTGTGTAATCCGTGCGTTGTCAAGAAAAGTACCGTAGTTAGTACCACGATCATCAAGGATTCTTTCAACCCTATCCTCGGTAGTAGCCCGCACTACTGTAGCAGGACCGCCGGGAACTTTACGCTCCGCTGTGCCTACAATCCGTTCCTTTCCCTTCCCTTGCGACATCCTGTTGATGAAGTCAGGGTACACGGTATTATCCACGCTAAGGATGGTTTCCTTAGCAGCCTTCGCTGCATCCGCTAACTGCTTCTTAGCTAAGTAGATGTAGCTTTCACTGACTGCCATATGGTTCCTAATCTGTTTTACAGATAGCCCCTTCTTAAGCATATCCAAGACCGCTTCAGCCTTAGTTTTGTATTCCTGTGGGTTAATCCTAGGTGTTGCCTTACTCATTTCATTCGCTCCTTACTTGAGATTGCCGCCCGATTTCAAAATGTCCCCGTTGTAGACGTAGGTCCCAACATGGTCCAATTTCACGAAGGGGTGGGCGTATATCTTACCCCCGTGCTTGCGAAACAGTTCGCAAAAGTGGTAGTCCTCTGACAGCAATGCACCGCTCTTGTCGATAGACGTAGCGAAAAACTCATGTGTTAGTGGCTTGTCGTACTCACCATCTGGTTTGATGAATGAGGATGTCCGGTAGGTCGGTACGTGCGGCGCAAGATGATCGAACACCCCCCGCCTGATAAGCATGAAGCCTGTGCCGCCATGCCGCACTTCGATTGTACCGCGCTCGTCGGTCTCAACGTGCGCTTCACCTACCATGTTAAACACAAAGGCCCCGCCGTGGTCTTGCAAATCTTCCTTGCCAGCGAGTGCTGCGCGTTTGATGCTATCCCAGTTCACTTCTTTCTTGGGGTAGATACCGCATACGATATCATCGTCCACGGCCAACAGGTGAGCGATAGCTTGCCCATCGAAGCCAATGTCAGCGTCGATGAACATAAGGTAGTCACAGTCTGAGGCTAAGAAAGCACGAGCAAGCTCGTTACGTGCCCGGGTGATTAAACTCTCGTTAGTCATATGTGCCCAGCGTACCTCAACCTTTAGTTCACGCATTGTAGCCATAGTATTGAGCAAGCCCATCACATACATGCCCGTACACATCCCGCCATACATAGGAGTGGCGATCATAATCTTAGGGCGTTTTTCTTCAGTCATTGCTCTGTGCTTCCTTAGCTTTTTGTATTCTTTTCAGCTTCCCATAGCGGCCCTCAACTGAAGCAATCGTAAGCCCCATCTGTTCCGCCATGTACGCAGGTCTTAGACCGTGCTTGTAATAACCCAACAACTCGGCGTCCTTCTCAGGCGTCCATACTTGTCTAGGCACTACTTACCGCCTTTGAAACGGCCACGCTCATCACGGTCAGTAAGGCGAGTGAGTTCTGCGTTTAGCTTTTCGTTCTCTGCTTTGATCTGTCCAGTGCGGGTTGTGGTAATAAATATACCCAGAAAGAAACCGCTTGAGGCACCGACAATTAAACTAACTAAATCAAACATATCCTTATCCTTTCTTACGTACTACTAGTTGATATCCAACGTGAACAATCTCGGCTGTCTCGCCAAAGATATTGGTAAAAGCGTCGATAGCAATTTTAGGGCGGTGCAGTGCATCGCGGGGGTTGCCCCACATATAGTCATCAAACACCATCAGACCTTCAAGCTTGAGCAACGGCCAAGCCATACAAGCGTCCGTTAAAACGTCCTTAGCTATGTGGCTCCCGTCGATGTAGATGAAGTCAAACATCGTCTTGCCTTGAAGCTGGGCTAACCTAGCAACCGAAGTCCCCTTGCTCTGGAAGATAAGACGCTCTGGAAACTTCTTCGTAGCGACAACCAAATTAGCACGGAACCGCTCTTCAACTTCGCCCATGTTCTCTGCACCATGCTCTTCGCCGCCTTCCCAAGTGTCGATACAGCGCAGGTGGTCACCATCTTGCATCATGTTCTCAGCAATCCAGACGCTACTGCGCCCTTCAAAGGAGCCGATCTCAAGGAAATGGCGTTTTCCTGCTTCACCTGACAGCATAGGGGTAAGTTGGTTCCAGACTTCCGGTGCCCAGTTGAACCAGTCTTTTGTAAATTGATATTCGGTCATTTTATTTTCTCCCATTTTGTTACGACCATCCCATGGACCGTAAGGCTTTTAGCACGGGTCCAACCCGCCGATTTAACCACACCTTCCTTAACAGCACGGCGGGCTACTGCTCCCCATGCGCGAGTATCTGGGGGTAAAGGCAAGTCCGGATTAGCCATCCGCACTTCCTCAGTAGTAAACGCTTCATGTTTATAGGTATGGTTCACGAAGGCTTCGTATGCTGCGTCTTTCCAGCACTCTCCGGCATTATCAGCGGCCACTTCCGCCATCGCGTGGCCGATAGCCAGTCCTGCATTATCCTCCATAACTTAGTCCTTTCTTGCTCTCACAGTTTAACGGCAGTGCCGTTGCCCACTTAGGTCTTATCCGCATACAGGCTTCAACAAATCGCTGTGCCTCTTCTGCTTTCTCATTAGGGGTAATCACCCCTATCGCGTC